AGCAGTTGCATCTGCTTCACTTGGATTTTTAGGGCCAAGATACTTATGAACAAAGACATCTGTACCACCGATTGTAAACATCTCGGTAATACTCCTGTCTAAGAACGTGTAATCTTTCCCTCTCTCGGGTTTATATAAACTAAGTTTTGGCATTGTAATAGTATTTATCGTTGCGCATAAATACTATATCGGAGAACATGACATGTCTGACAATTTAGATACTAAAAAACAAGAAGTTTACAAATACATTGAATTAATGCTTGGCGGAGGGATGGTTGATATCGAACTTGACCCCATTCATTATGAAACAGCACTTAAAACTGCACTAACAAGGTTTAGACAACGTAGTGATAACTCGGTTGAAGAATCATATATTTTTATGCCTACAGTTATTGATCAAAACTCGTATATACTTCCTGCCGAAGTACAAGAAGTACGTCAAATTTTCCGTAGATCAATTGGCTCACGTACAGGCGGCGGCGATGGCGGAACATTGTTTGAACCGTTTAACATGGCATACACAAACACGTATCTCCTTGCTAGTTCAAACATGGGTGGCTTAGCAACGTATAATATGTTTGCAGGTTACCAGGAATTAGTAGGACGTATGTTTGGTAGTTTTATTGAGTTTACTTGGAATAGATCACAAAAGAAACTAACAATATTACAAAGACCAAGGGCTGAAGAAGAATTACTTCTTTACTGTTATAATCATAGACCAGATTTTGAACTATTAGATGATTACATGGCAGTTCAGTGGATTAAAGATTATTCTCTAGCAAAGTGTAAGTATATGTTAGGCGAAGCTCGTAGTAAGTTTGCTACTATTGCTGGCCCACAAGGTGGTTCGAGTCTTAACGGTGATGCGCTTAAAGCAGAAGCACAGATGGAATTAGACAAACTAGAAACTGAAGTAGCAATGCAAATATCCGGCGGCCAAGGCTACGGATTTATGATAGGCTAAATGCTCCAGAGTTTGCGCTAACATTTTAGACTATTGTAAATACAGTATGACATTAGAAGAGCTTAAAGAAGTAAACAAAATGTTTTTTGCAGTTAAAGGACAGTTGTTTCCAACACAATACACTACAGATGAGATGCGTAGTGTATATGATTCCTACTTTAAACGCCTTTGGGGCAATAACGAACGAAATGAATACATTCGAGACGAATTTGAGCAAGTATGGGAAACCCGTACTACTTGGCTTACTGGTGTCGAGGAAGAAGATCTTTCAAAAGTTGCCAATTTAGGCTACGATTAAGGTTGACAATTGATAAATTTTATAGTATACTAGATTATACTTAGGAGTTTATTATGATTATTGGCGTTTGTGGGTTAATTGGTTGCGGCAAGGGCACAGTTGCAGACATTCTTGTTGACGAACACAACTTTAAAAAAATCTCATTCGCAGACAAACTTAAAGACGCAGTTAGCGTAATGTTTGACTGGCCGCGGGATATGTTAGAAGGTGATACTGCTGACGGTCGCTATTGGCGAGAACAAGAAGATTCTTTTTGGACTCAAGAAACCGGACGTAAAATTACTCCTAGATTAGTACTTCAAGAGTTTGGCACCGATTGTATGCGCAATGGCTTTTATGATGGGGTTTGGGTCAGCTTTGTAAAGAAAACAATTATAGATAATCCAGACCAGCACTTTGTTATCCCAGACGTTAGATTTGAGAATGAAGCTCATGTTATCAAAAATCTAAACGGAAAAGTTTGGTGTGTAAAACGAGGACCAGATCCTGTTTGGTTTAGACAATACCAAGATTTAGATATTGAACCAACAGAAGCACATCCTAGTGAATGGCGCTGGGCAAAGATACCGTTTGATTTTAATATTTACAACGAGGGTACTATTGATGATCTTAAAAGTCAGGTACAAGGTCGCCTTGCTTCCACTTTACGCCTAGCTTCTGCATAACACGCTGGCAATTAGCACAAACAGTTTTTAAATTACTTGGCAGTGTATTGTTTAGATTTCCATCTATATGATACACATTAAATTGCTCAACATACGGGCTATTAAAACTACACCGTTCACATATATCTTTTTGGCGATACCCTGCCTGATGCCATTTAGGTATGCCCCATTTTTTCTGACCATGGTGTAAGCACGTTTCGCATTGTTTACGATAGAACGTTTTGTTGTCTTTCTTGTAGTTTACCGCCGCAGGCCGGTATCCACATTCGCATAAAGGTCTCATATTGTATTTACCTACTCTTTATGCCCCCTTTTATTAGGGGTTTCAGCGTATGATTTTAGGCAAATCATATAAATACTTTTAACAGTTGTTATAATAGGAGAACTTAAATGGCATTAATATCACCAGGTGTACAAGTAAGCGTAATTGACGAAAGTTTTTACACACCAGCAGAACCAGGGACAACCCCAATGCTGTTCGTTGCCTCTCAGCAAGATAAGGCAAACGCGGCAGGAACAGGGACGGCACGAGGTACATCAAAAGCGAACGCAGGAGTTCCTTTTTTAATTACCTCACAAAGAGATTTAGCAGACACATTTGGAGATCCATATTTCCAAACAGACGCAAGCAATAACCCAGTAAACGGTGGTGAGCTTAACGAATACGGACTACAAGCGGCATACTCATATTTAGGTGTAAGTAACAGAGCTTTTGTTGTAAGGGCAGACATTGATTTAACTCAACTTATGCCAAGTGCAAGTGCTCCAGCGGCAAATCCAGCAAACGGAACATATTGGTTTGACACAGCTCAAACAAAATATGGAATTTTTGAATGGAACAGCAATGCTGTTACTGTTACTGGTGGACAGTCATTTACAAATAAAGTACCACTTGTTATTACTACAAACACAAACTTAGTAGGTGAAACTAACACTGGCGCTCCTAAGGGTGCAGTGGGCGCAGTAGGCGATTATGCGGTAGTAACTACAACTACTACTAATAAAGTATACTACAAAAATAGTGCAGGTGCATGGGTCAAAGTAGGTACAGCGGCATGGGTCAATAGTTGGCCAACAATTACTGCTACTGCAACTAACCCAGTACTAACAACTGGACAAACTATTGTTATTAACGGAACTACTGTTGCTATTAGTGGTGTAAACGTTGCGGCAATGGAAACAGCAATTGATAGCCAAGGCATTACAGGCGTAACATCAGCAGTTGTTGACGGGAAATTGTATATTTACAGTGATGGTTCATCAACTACAGACGGTTCAACTGACGATGACGGCGCAATTAACATTACAGCAGGTGAGACAGGCACACTACTAGCCGACTTAGGAATTACAGCAGGCACATACTATGCTCCAGCATTAGAAATTGCTCCGCATACAAATGTTCCAGGATTTAAAGTAGCTGATACAAAATCAAGACCTACAGGAAGTGTTTGGTTTAAGACAACTGATGCTAACCTAGGTGTACAGATGAAAGTCAAAGTATTCAACTCAACAACTAAGTTGTGGGAACTTAAACCAGCACCGGTTTATAAGACACACCAGGAAGCAGTTTTTAACTTAGATAAAGCAAAAGGTGGATTAAATCTTGCACTAGGACAGCTTTATGTACAGGGACATGTTTCTGAAGCAGAAAACGAAGAACTTGATTTTACAATCTTTGCAAGAAATACTTCGGGCGCAATGTCGATTACTTCAAGTGCAGTTGCAACACAGCTAAGTTCATCAACTTATGGCTTCACAATGGCAGAAAGTACTACTGGCGTAGCAACTATGTCTGGAGGCAAAGCATTAAGTATCACAGCAACAGGCGCGGCAAGCGATGCGGACTTAATTGCAAATGCAATTAACGCGGCTGGATTTACAAATATTGTAGCAAGTGTAGATGCAAGTAACAGAGTTATTATTTCACACAACGACGGTGGTGAAATTCACATTAAAGACACAAACGGTGCTTTAGCATTAATTGGATTTAGTGCATATAACTACGCAACAAAAACAGGATCAGCAAACTTATATGCGGCACCAGCAGGCGATAGTGTATATGACTTCCATGCTTCAAACTGGAAGATCTTAACACAAACTGCAGGCGCAAGCGCACCAACAGCATTAACAACTGATGGCGCACTATGGTACAACTCAATTGTTGACGAATGCGATATTATGGTACACAATGGTACTACATGGAAAGGCTATCAGAATGTTTATTCAACAGCTGATCCGCTAGGACCAATTGTTAGTGCTACAGAACCAACTACACAGCAAGATGGATCATCTGCACTAGTAACTGGTGACATTTGGGTGTCGACAGCAGATTTAGAAAACTATCCACAAGTTAATAAGTATAACGCAGATCTTCAAAAGTGGATTGCACTTGATGAAAGTGATCAAACTACTGAAGATGGTATTTTGTTTGCAGATGCACGTTACGGTACAACTGGCGGAACAGCAACAGTAGCACCTACTGCAACTATTGCACAACTACTAATAAGTGACTTCTTAGACACTGATGCACCAGATCCAGCACTATATCCAAAAGGTATGTTGTTGTTTAACCTACGCAGAAGTGGATTTAACGTTAAGAAATTTACACGTAACTACGTAGACGTAACTGCGGTTAACGTTAGACAAGGTGATGTAACTCAAGCTACTTATTACCCACATCGTTGGGTTACTGAGTCAGCTAATCAAATTGACGGATCAGGTAGCTTTGGACGTAAAGCACAGCGTAAAGTCATTATACAAGCTCTACAAGCAATGGTTAACAGTAACCAAGAAATTAGAGATGATGAATCAAGACTATTCAATGTAATGGCAACACCAGGATATCCAGAACTAATTGGTGAAATGGTTGCACTTAACAACGATAGAGGCTTAACAGCATTTATTGTTGGTGATAGTCCAATGAGACTACTAAGTGATGCAACTACACTGAATAACTGGGGATCAAACGTAGCACTAGCTGTTGAAGATAACGACAAGGGACTAGTAACACGCGATGAATACTTAGGTGTATTTTATCCTAGCTTGTTTACAAGTGATAATGTAGGTAATAACGTTGTTGTTCCAGCAAGTCACGGTATCCTAAGAACACTAGCACTAAGCGATCAAGTTAGCTTTCCATGGTTTGCACCAGCAGGAACAAGACGTGGAGGAATTACTAACGCAAGTGCCGCAGGATATGTAGATGCAGAAGGCGAATTTAAGTCAATTGCACTTAATGAAGGACAGCGTGATACGCTTTACTCACAAAGTATTAACCCAATTACGTTCTTAACAGGAGCAGGGCTTGTTAACTTTGGTCAAAAGACTCGTGCAAAAAATGCAAGTGCATTGGATCGTATTAACGTAGCACGTTTGGTTATCTACTTACGTAGTCAACTTAACAAACTTGCTAAGCCTTATATCTTTGAACCAAACGATAAGATTACACGTGATGAAATTAAAGCACAAGCAGACAGTTTAATGCTAGAATTAGTATCTCAAAGAGCGTTATATGACTTCTTAGTAGTATGTGACGAAAGTAACAATACTCCTAGTAGAATTGATAGAAACGAACTTTACTTAGATATCGCGATTGAACCGGTTAAAGCAGTAGAATTTATTTACATACCGCTAAGACTTAAGAACACTGGCGAAATTTCAGGATTATAATTCATTAAAATAGGCTCCCAAAAATGGAGCCTATTATTTGATAAATAAAAGTAACAGGAGAACAGAATGGCAATTTCAACACTTTCAAAATTAACAGTTCCATTAGATAGCAATGCAAGCGCATCTAACCAAGGCTTGTTAATGCCAAAATTACAATACCGTTTTAGAGTATCTTTGGAAAACTTTGGTGTATCAAGTCCGTCAACTGAACTAACTAAACAAGTTATGGATGTAACACGCCCTAGCGTTAGTTTT